AGCGAGACCAGTTGTTGGAGATTACAAATACAGAAAAAGATGTGACAAAAAAGATTGACAAAGAAGAATCCAACCAATTGTTAGGAATGAAACTAAGAAGTGGGAAAATTTTGAAGGGACCTGAAAAGGGAGTTCAAAGTGGCGGAAAAAAGAGGTCAAAAAAAGTCAAAACCGGACAAAAATCAACAAAGAGAACAAAAAAATCGATGAAAAAGAAGAAACTCTTTGTCTTGATAAGAACGAAAAAAGGAAATCAAAAATTCAAAAAAACGAAAAAGTATTGTCGTAAATAAAAAAAATTGATCCCAAAACGACTAAAGTATTTGAGTTCAACCTAAAAGAAACAAATTAAAATTCCAAAATGTCGTATTCCAATTCTTCGAGTCAAAGTGAAATGGAAAAAAGAATCCGTTATTTTCATGATTCATCAATCACACCTTCAGTTGACAACAAATTCGACTACGGTAAATTTTTAGAAAACAGGAAAAAAAAGAACACGACTTCTAGAGAAAACCGAAGTAATAAAAAACAGTTCGAATCGCCAACCGTTGCGTCTTGTAAAAATCGAACCAAAATAACTGCATATTTCAAGTCCGAAAAATAAAAAGAAAAACCGAAAAAAATATAAAAAAAGACTACTCGTAGTAGTCTTTTTTTTCAAAAAATACACAGTTCGGGAATTGAACCCGAGACTAGTGATTGGTAATCACCCATTTTACCACTAAACTAACCGTGTTTTCGGCGCTCACGCCCAATATGATTCTTCGAAGAGTCTTTAAATAGTTTTTTGTGAAAATATTTAATTTCACAAAAACTTACATGAATAAAAATACACAGTTCGGGAATCGAACACGAGACTAGTGATTGGAAGTCACTTATTTTACCACTAAACTAACCGTGTTTCCAGGGCTTACACCCAATATAATTCTTAGAAAGGTCTTTAAATAGTTTTATTCCGAATTATTATTTGTAGATTTCTATTTTTCTCTTGATTTCTCTCAATTCATTCGCCAATCGTTCATGACAAGTGTGAAACTGTTTGGCTTGATAGATTTGGAATCCAAATGCAGCGGACGAAACAAAGAGACTCGTGTTTATTTTTTTGGGCATGTTTTTTGAAAAAAAGGAAAACATTTTGTATAATGTATAATTTATTTATAATATTCAAATAAAAATATTATAAAAAGGTTTCTCTCGATTTCTCTCAAAATAGGCATTAAATCTTACTCCAGTTACTATAATTAAAAGGAGAAACTAGGATTTCATCCAACTTGGACTTCCAGTAATCCACTTTTTTCTCCATTAAAATATCCTTTTGGGATTTTGGGTAAGGCGTTACGTTGTGCATCATCTCTTCCTCTTCTGTCCTGATTTTGGGTTTGTATCCGTAACAGTTTACACCGAATTTCAATTCAGGATTCGCCATGTATCCACCGTTTATACCAGGTCGTCCACAATCGTTTTCATGTCCCTCGATTTGCTGTAATTTATCATAAGTTGCTTTTTGAGTGGGGAAAAGTGCCATTTGTCCTTGTGACCAACCGTAGTTACAAAATTCGGAGCCTTCCTTGTATGAATTCTCGATTTGTTCATAATTTGCCAATTCTGAACCGTATGCAGTACATAACGCTTTGGCGTCTCCGTAACTGTAATAGTTACCTGGAATATTAAATACTTGGGGTTGTGTCATAATTTCTGGGGTGGGGGAGGGACTTGAACTGGTAGGATGAGGAATACTCGAATTCATTTTCGAATCCTCGTTAATTATAATATCGATTTTATTTCCTCCTTTGAACAAATTTGAAACAGAAGCAACAATATCAACACTAAAAAAGTATTTGAAAACATTATAAACAAGAAGCATGAGAATTACAAAAATGAAAAGAGCCATAAATCCATTTCCTGAATTTGAACCGGTGTCCGAATCTCCCAAAAGAGAAGTCGTAGAATTACCGACTCCATTTCCTTGATTTCCTAAAGACATGAAAAAAATAAAGTAGGCAAGTAGAATCAACGCTAAAAGGATGAACACAATCGGGTTTTCCGCCATTCCGTTCAAATAATCATACATTTTGGTTGGATCTACCGTTGCCGATGTATTGGAATCCATAGATATTTCTTATATATTAGAAATGAAAAAAATAGTTTGGTATTTTTCTTTAGATTTTTGCCGTTTTTATAAATTCTAAAAAATCCAAAAATTCTAAAAAATCCAAAAAATTCCAAAAAATCCCAAAATTCCCAAAATTCCCAAAAAAAACTACACATTTTTCCGTTTTCGGTAAAACAAACAATAGGCTCTCGAAGAAACCAAATCTTCCATTTTTTTGATTTCGCTTACATTTGTATCGTTAAAATGAAACCACTTGTCTTCTGCAGTTTTCACATAAGATGTATAATGTCCGCCGTGTGTATTACCACTATGATTAACAATACCGAACAAATCATAAATATACTCTTCTTTTTTGTAGCCGAAGACATATTTTGTCAAATCCAAATTTTCCAACGGAAAAGTGACCAACAATTGATTTTTATTCGTGGGATTCACCGGATTAAATCTTTTCAGGTCAACGACTAAAATCACAGGAAAACTCCAATAGTTTATTTTCTTTTGAACATTTTGTTTTTCACCGGTGGATTCATTCAGCCATGCATTTTCTCCTTCTAATATTTCGCCGGAAACATAATAATCAAAACAGTCGTACAAAGAAGGCGATTTATTTCCTGGTGGCAAAGACAAGTCTACCATAAAATAAGGTTCGGGAGAACAAGAAAGAATTTCCTTTTTTGAATCCAACGACAATATTTGAGAGACATGAATACCATAAAACAAATTCCAAATCTCGGAATATTCTTTTTTGTACATTTTGCGAATCATCTCAAAACAGGCAACCGCCATTTTATCCGTTTCATTTTTGGGTGAGCCCTCTATTGTCATGTTGACTTCTCTCGCCAAACTAGTGTGGAAACAATCCATGAGAAAGAGAAGAAACTCTGGCAAATCATTTTGTGAATAACCTGTAAACAATTCTTGATTCTTGATTTGCGCTAATTTTTGAATGGTTCTTAGAAATTTCTCTGGGCTAATGATACAGTTATCGTTCCACATCATTTTCCGTAGACTGTCCCACTCCAACAGGAGAGCGCTGTCGTATTTTTTATTGAGTTTTTTTTTGTAGGTTTCTTGGTTCAAGAAATCATTCAGTTCGTAAGTGTGAGAGAGAATTTGGAGACAAGAATTTATAAAACAGGTGTTGCCTAAATTGGCAAGACCCGTCAAACCTTTGCCCTTGTACTTTTCAAAAGAGTCTACACTAGAAAAGGACATCTTCAAAAAATGTATTGAATGTGAAAATGAAAATGAAAAAGTAGAATTGATAATAATATAGAGAATAATATATTTAAACATTTTTTTATATTAATATTTATTATTCAAGAATATTATTCAAAAATATTTCAAAGTATAAATAATGTCTACAAGAAATGGCAGAATTTACGACCAACAAATGTTGAATACTTACATCAACATGCATGAGCAAACGATTCGTCAAATTGACTTGTTGTATGATGATTTATCACAAATTCGTGAATCTATAGATATTTTGAGTGGAACACGACGAAGAAGAGGCAGTAGAAGTGAAGAAGAGACACCGACTCAAACAAGAAGAAGTGCCGTTTCACCTATTTTTACACAAGAAAGACCTAGTTCAAGGACACCAACAACCAATTTGTCGGGATGGTTTCAAAATTTGAACAACCAGCCTTTAACAGGAGTATTGCCGAGTTTCGGGTTTGGTAATTTTTACGATAGTGTTCCAGTTGCTCCTACGCCAATACAAATAGAAAGTGCAACTCGAATTGTTCCGTTTTCTTCTGTAGAAAATCCGCCGAATACAAGTTGTCCGATTACATTAGATATTTTTGATCCGAATTCATCCGTTACACAAATATTACATTGTGGGCATGTATTTGACAACGCTGCATTCATGAGTTGGTTTCGAGGACACACACACTGTCCTGTATGTAGGCATGATATTCGTCTAGACAATCCTTTTTCGAGACGACAAGAACCTGAAGTTTCTCTAGAGGTTCAAGTAGAGGATGTGGATTCAGAAGAAGAGGCACAATCTACTCCAAATAGACAAGAACAAGAAACTCCAAGAGAAAGAACACCTCAAGTGACACCTCAAGTGACACCTCAAAGAGAAAGAGACAGACTACAAGCGATGGTAGATGACTTGCCGTTTACGGAAGAAGAGATCATTCAAACATTCACGAATGTCACTGGAAATATTTTGAACAATCTGTTGAATATTCCCCCAAACGAAAATCCGGTGAATTCGGACAATAGTCGGTATTATGTAGATGCATCTAACAATTTGGTTTTTGAAAGTTTTCTGAGAAATGCATTTCGAAGATGAATGAATCAAATACAAAAACATAAAAATAAAAGAAATAAAAAAATAAAATTGACACAAAACCGTTGACATTTTCTAGAAGAAAAGATAAAATGGGCATTCCAAATTTTATTCCAAACAAACTACGCGCGTATTCGATGGATGACAAAAAGAGAGAAAAGGAAGATGAAGAACCAACTCAAAAAGACGAAACCACTTTTTGGAAAGCAATATATTTTGTATTTCAGGCATGCAAAATATATTTCTTGTGGGTCGTTTTACATTATGCAGCCTCACAATACTATCTACAATATTGTGCACCCTCTACTTTGTATGGTTTTATGATGTCGCCCTTTTTAGTGTCTCTGCCTCACTGTCGAGCGATGCGTTTTATGATATACAACGGAGGAAATACAATTGAAACGATGTGGTTCGTATTTGGAACTTGGGTTTCGGCGAAATTGATACTCAAATAATTTTATAAAAATACAAAAAAATACATGTATATTTTTTCGTATTTATAAATAAAAAGAATTGTTATTTTTATATATAATATAATTTATCATGGACAAGGATAATTTGATTGAGTCTTTTTTCAATTTATATGCTAATTTTTTTGAAAAAAAAGAATTAAATACAGAATCCAATACAAAAGTGGATACAAAAGTGGATACAAATGTGGATACAAAAATAAAAAAAATACCAAACAAAAACATAATTTTAGTTACTGGCGGTGCAGGATTTTTAGGAAGAAATTTATGTAAACGACTCCTTGAAAACACCTCAAATTATGTGATTTGTCTAGACAATTTGATTACAGGAAGTAAACGAAATGTCGAAGAATTTATTGAAAATCCAAATTTTTTGTTTCTTGAAGACGATATTGTTTCGTCGACATTTGTTGAAACCTGTCTCCTTTTTCCAAAAATAGACGAAATTTATCACTTGGCGTGTATTGCCAGTCCAGACAAATACAAGGAATATTCGATTGAGACTCTCTCGACTTGTTTTCAGGGAACCAAAAATGTTCTAGAAGTGGCAAAACATTTTGATTCCAAAGTCATGTTTTCATCCACGTCGGAAGTCTATGGTGATCCAACCGTCCATCCACAGCCAGAAGAATATTATGGAAATGTGAATACGATGGGCGAGAGAAGTTGTTACGACGAGGGAAAACGAGTTGCAGAATCACTTGTTTATGAATACAGAAGGAAATTCCATTTGGACCTGAAGGTGGTTCGTATTTTCAATACTTACGGTCCTTACATGGATATAAATGACGGTCGCGTAATTACCAATTTCATCAAACAAATACAGAAAGGGGAAGCTCTTGTGATTTATGGATCCGGAAATCAAAGCAGAAGTTTTTGTTATGTGGACGATATGATTGACGGATTTTTGAAAATGATGGCGAGTCAAGAGAAAGGACCGATCAACATCGGAAATCCTTATTGCGAGTTTACGTTGAATGAATTGGTAAAAGTATTTGAAGAACTTTTAGGCAAAACGATTGATGTGAAATATGTAGAGGCAACCGAAAATGACCCCAAACAAAGAAAACCTGTGATTAACAAGGCACAAGAAAAAATAGGTTTCGAACCGAAGGTTGATTTGAAAGAAGGGCTCCAAAAAACGATGAATTATTTTAGACCTTTTTCTATTTGAAACTCCTAATAATTATAATAAATTAATAATTGATTGTTTACTAATTCAATAATTTAATCTTTATATAAAATATAGAATATGCCTTTTATTCGTACTTATAATGGAGCCATGAAAATATTATCAGAAATAGGAACTGGAACTTGTAAAGGAACTTGCAAGTCAACATGGATTCGTAATATAAAATATGCATTAAAAACAAAAACAAACCCTTTAGGATTGAATGAGAAACAAAGAAAAAATATGACCGAAAAAATAAAAAGTGTTTCGGGGAGAAATGCAGTCAATCAACATAGTAAAACGCTAAAGAAATATAAAACTAGAAAATCACCACCCTATCCAGCAAATGAAAATTGTAATAAACAGATGAAAGGTAATGATGGTGAACTTTACATCTCCAAACCGAATAAAAATAATGTTTGTTCTTGGAAAAAAATATAAGTGGTGTAAAAAAATACGAAAAATGTATTGTACATTTTCGTATTTTTTATTTTTTATATTTTTATCAAAAATCAAGTCAACTTTTAACGATAGTCATTCACAACAACACGAATGGGTCTTTTACCTCCTGCACCAAAGAGTCCTTTCAAAATGTACAAGACCATTCGACAACACAAATAGAATGCAAACCAAGACAATATCCACTTTATGTTCGCTTCCATTTGGGATTTCGTTGCTTCAACGGTGGATTGTTGTTTGGTGTAAATATCCATCGCTATTTTGTTATAGAAATAGTTGATTGCTTCGTCGCCGTTGAGTGTTACTGATGTGTCGTTGACATATCTGATGTACAAAGTCAACTGACGATATTGGGTTTGGTCGAGAAGTTGGTTCATTTTAGTTTTTAGGATTTTTAATCGTTGGATTTTTGATTGTTGGATTTTTAATTTTCTAGTTGTTTAACATGACAAAAACAAGGAAAAACATTTCAATTTTTGTCAAGTTTCCAATTTCTCAAAAATGAATTGTTAAAATAAACCATATAAAAATAAAATCTGTACAACAAACATATACAGATTTTGTTTTCATGAATTTCTACCTTCTCTTGTTGTCAATCGTCGCTGGATTTAAAACAAACCCAAAGAAGTTCTGTATAAACTGTCGACATTTTATAAATACCACTCCAGAGACACCAGAGAATGCCAAATGTTCACTTTTTACCAGAACAAGTACCGACTATTTAGTGACAGGTGAAGAATCGGAAAAAATGTATTATTTTGCAAGTACTGCCAGACAATATTCAGACATGTGCGGAGAAGAAGGAACACTCTACAAAAGAAAAGTTCAATCTAGAAAAAAAGATGAACCTAGAGAAGAACATTCCTACTAATTTATTTTGTATATTTTTGTACAATATAAATATTGCATCCTGTCCCCTCTAGATCACTTGAGTTTCGAATAATATTTCGTCACAGGTTGATTCGATTCTTTTTTGTTATTGGTTTCACGCAAGAAATCGTCAAACAATAGCGCCTTGACTTCTTTGTTCTTCATTTTTTCTATTTTCTCCTCCGCCTTTTCCTTATTCTCCATCGTTTCACGAATTTTTTTAATTTCGTTGTTGAACTTGGATATTTTGGGTATTTTTTTGTTCTGTTTCCATAATTTCTCCAGGACAAGCGCAAAGACTTGTTGAACTGGTTTCATGATTTGGTTGGTAATGTAAAACGAATAGTCTATTTTCAAATTGTTTTCTTTTATGAAACTAGGCGTCTCTATTTTTTCTCCTTGTAAAGCGTTCTTGTTGGGGTGGTGAATGTAAACAAAGGGTATTCTATCTCCGGAACTCGGTTTGTTTCCTGGATCACGATTTGTAATTCTGTCCGCCAATACTTTATGCGCAATTTGTTTTGGATTTTTGTATCCTGATCGCAAGGATTTCGTAATGATCAACTTTTCCATCGGATACTTTTCCTCTACGATATTCTGTAAACACGCCTTCAAGAAATTCTCCGCTTTTTGAATGTCCTTTTCCTTCATCAAAATATCGATGATTCCACCATAAATTTCTTTGACGATGGGGGCATTATCACGCCGTTTGAGAACAATACCCATTTCCTTGCGCTTTCCTTTAGTCGGGTCGTGTTCATACAACATTCCTACATATCTCTTCTTCGACAACAAACAAAAGGGCATGAATGTCTTTTCATATTCCAAATCGTGCGGACCTTTCAAAAACTTTGACGCCAAATGTCCTGCCTCTTGAGCAAGTTCAATTGTGATTTCCAGCGCTTTTGTACCACGAATGGGTGTTCCATCTGGATTTTGTAAATTGAAAGTAAAGAATACCGAATCCGTATTGTGAACAATCATGTTTCCAACACCTGCAGCGAAATGATGGTTTTCTGTGGTCAAATCATACACATATCCGGTGTAATTGTCTAATTTTTTAATTTTAACAACAGCGTTTGGTTTCCTACATGTTTTTTGCATACTCGTGACAAAATACACCTCTTCTTCCGGATTTTCTGTATTTTTTTTTTTTTATCCAAATAAATATTACAGTCGTAGGCTTGATTGAAGCGACAATATTCAGCCATTTCCAAATGTTGTTTGGGGTCATTCAAATCATATTTAATTTTCATGGAAACATTCAAAGTTCTTCCGTATTGTCTTGGAATGATGGAATGTAAAAGTTCCATTCCCACTTTCACTTCTTTCGGCGATATTTCTTCACCGTTCAGTTGAACTAAAGAATGGTCGTCGGTTACATCTACAATTCCAGTATTCGTTGAAATTCTCACCATGTTTTTATGTGGCGCCAAACGATGTCTTATCACTCGAAACAATTTCGTCCAACCTTTTTCCGTCCAGGTTTCTACATTCTCCAATTCACAAACCTCCTTTTCTTGTTTTCCTTCTTCCAAACAAGGAACCCATTTGTTGTCACCATATTTCTTGGCTAAATCTTCAATTGTACAAATGTCAAACTTATCGAGTGTGTGTTGTTTTTTCATGATTGTATCGTATATCGAATCCAATTTAGGCGTGACTTTCACATAAACCGGAGTGTATGAGGCAACACTATCTCCATAAATGTATTCGGCTTTGGTCAAGACTGGACCGTGATTTTCGGTTTCACACATAGAATCACCGTAACATTCTTCGATGACCTTTTTGGCGTAAGTCAACAACAATCGTCCAGTTGCCGTTGTGGAGGCGGCCACATCTTTCTCATAGAAAGTGCTCGTTCTAGCTCCGCACTGTCCATACAAGGAATTCGCCGTTAGTTTGTAACCCAATTGTCTCTTGTCCAATACATTTTTCATAAATTCGTCTTTTTCCAAAGGAATGAGTTTTCTGGTTGTTTTACGAGCGGTCAACAATTCTTCCAAAATAGAAGGCATAATCGCTCTTGTTCCGTTGGGAAATTGAGCAAAACGGCAAATCTTTGTTCCAGATTTCACCTTTTCGGCGGCGGCTGAAGGCGTTTTTCTTACATATTTGAATGTGTCGTAAGTAATGTTCACATACTTGTATTCCGGTAAATCGTCGTAAATAAAATTGCCGTTGTCATCGGTTTCGCCATTTTCGGCAATCAATACGCCGTTCAAATTGTATTCTTTTGTCCAGACTTTGCTGTCGTGTGATAAATTTTCGCTCATCATCGAAGACGGATACAAAGAGGCATAATCCACACAGGCCACCGGATTGTCCAAATACAAATCACATTTGGGATCCAAGACGATTGCTCCTTCGTATCCGTCGTCGCTCTCCATTTTTTCTATCACGGGCATCAACGCTCCTTTTTCACGACATTTTTTAGCGACATAACTGGTGAGTTTAATACCTTGACCACGCAAAATCAAGAAATTGATGGGAACGCTACAAATTTTGGACATTTCAATAAATCCGGTGAGAATATCGACCTTTCGCATCAAGTAATGAACCAAGTTACAATCCTGAATACAGTATTTAGCAATAACAGATCGGTCTTTCGAAGAACCGTTTGTCATTTGGAAAATGTCTTTTGGTGTGACAT